AAAAGTTTTGAATCTCTTCACCATGAACATAATTTTTGGGTTCTTTTTAATAATCCAGAAGAAGGATGGAAGGTTTCCATTTGTAATCTAATCACCAAATATGAAAAAGAAAAAAAAATAAAAGTTAGTTTACGAATTTTTCACAATAGTTATGGAAACGAAATGACTCTTGATGAAACTAATATTTCTAAATATTTAAAACCTATCACTCATATTTCTACATTTTTATGTACTACTGAAAAATTTTTAGATTTAGAAAATAGAAAAATCCTTATGTAACTTGTAGTATATATATTTTAATGTATTTAAAAATATATATATACACTATATAATATGCCTGGTATGCACGCACGACATAAAAAAAGAAAAATTAAAATAAAAAGAACTTATAAAAAGAAAAAAGAAAAAAAACAAACTATACCCAAAGCCTTGCGGGAACAATTATGGGTTAGAAATTGTGGAAAAGAATTTGAACATAAATGTTACGTACGTTGGTGTAAAAATACTATTTCAGTTTTTGATTTCCATGTAGGACATGATAAACCAGAATCAAAAGGAGGTACACTTGAGTTAGATAATTTAAAACCATTATGTGCTCGTTGTAATTTATCAATGGGTAATAAATATACTATTAAACAGTGGAATAAAATGATGTCCGTCCCTAAGCAAAAAAAAAGATGGTGGTGTTGTTTTTAAATTTCTAATTCATGTGGATAAATTTTACTGTCCCAAATATCATCTTGAACCACTTCTTTATATATTTTTTCCACTCTTCTCTTCTCTAAATATTTGATTGGATGTGAAAGGAATTCGCACATTTTTGATATTACATTTCCCATATAAATAACTACATATATTTTCTTTTCGCTCACTTTCTTTATTTTCTTTTATCTTTTTAATATGATCTTTGTTTAATCTATATGATAAAACTAATGTTACTACATTTCCCATTATAAATTTAATATATTTTTATTTATGAAAATATATTAAACTTTATCTTGTAACATGTTTTTTATATTTATTGCTTCAGCCAGTTTCTTTTTAATTACTTTACTATTTTTATCTTTTTCTCTTTCATCTTTTCCATTATTAAAAATGGTCATCATTTTATTCCACACTTCCATTTTTTCTGGATCCTCTTGAAATTCCGGATTCTTCAGTTCCCATTCATTTATTCTATGTATTTGTTTAAACTTCAATTCTCTAACAGCATTATCTACCTCAGTACCATCATCCTTTTCCCAACCATCGGCCTTTTTCACCATAAATTTCAGTCTCTTAACATCTGTTGAATGTATAGGTCTTTCTTTATTTGGTATATTTTCTAAATTTTTAATTAAAACATTCGACATATTATCTGCATAACCTAAATCCTTATTTTTGTTTATATCTTCTAATGTTAAATTTACACCTTTAATAAAATCCTCTAAAGACATAGCATTCTTACAATGCTCATTCAAAAACAAGTTTATCGATATGTTTTGCGTATTATTTTGATTTTGTATATTATTTATTGTTTTTTGATTTGCATTTTCTAACACTTTTATATATTTATCCTTTTTTATTGTTATAAATTCATCTTGATGTTTACATTTTTTATTGTGCCTCCATAATGTAGTCCTACTTTTACATATTTTATTACAAAATTCACATTTAAATGATGAATTTGCAACTTTTTTGCAACTTTTTGAAACAAAAGTGAAACAATTATTTTTATGTTTGTTGGTAAGCAAATGTTTTTCCCAACTTGATTTACGTGATGTAATATAGTCACAATGTTTACAAAAAAATGATTTGCTACTTTTTGCAACTTTTTTGTCTAAATGAAACATTTTGAAACAATTTATATATACTATCCAAAAAAATTCTAAGTAATTTACTTAAATAGTTCTTTTTTTTTAGTGCTTTAAATTTTATGTAGGTATTTTGGATTTCATGTTGAAAGAAAAATTACCTACATCTTTCTAAATAAATAGTTTTTTTGCGTTTTTTTCGGGAAAACTTTTTTGCTAATCCCGATTTTGGACATTTTTTTTTTGTCCATTTTACCATTTTCCAAAAAAGTTTTTGCAAAAAAAGAGCTGTTCTGTAATTTTCATCGAATTTACATATATTTAAATACTTTTAAGACTATGTATGGTTTATCTATAAATTAATAAAAAATATTATGGTCACATACTTAAACTAATAATTATATAATTGTATATATGGCAGATAAAACAGTATTTGGATGGATCGCTAGTTCTATCACAATTGTATATAAAATACCTCAAATATATAGGCTTTATAATACTAAAAGTTCAAAAGACCTAAGTATAATATCAATAATCATTCAAACGTTTGGATATATATTCTACGGTATTCATGGATGGATTATTCAAGATTTACCTGTATTAGTTATGGGAACGGTTGCTTTTGTAGAAAATGTTATTATGGCTATTATGTATTTTTGGTATAAAAATACTGTTATAGATGAAAATTGAAGATTAAATAATATCATAATAAATATATTATTTAATAATTATGTCTACAATACCAATCGTAGTTGCTACTGTTCAAAGTGAACCTATTGATAATTCTATTCCCATAGCAAATATTTATAGTCCAGAACCTGAAAGTCCAGACGATTGGGTTAGAATGGATATAGGTTACGGATGGGATTCTCGTAGGGAAATTCATGATATGTATAAAACTATTATTAGGTTAGACCTAGTAGATTGGATTAAGAATTATTCCGGTCGTTACTCAGACTGTGAAGAATATAATAAGATTAGTAAAGGTTTGGAAAATAATAATCATTCTGGATTTAGTTTCTCATCATGTTTACATTTAGTAAGTCAAGTATTCAAAGAAGGATGGTATCCAAAATACTGTAATCCTATAATAGCAGTACAACATTAACGTCTTTTCATAAAAACAGCACAACAACCTGAACCTACTTGATGAATTGTATTAATATCTATTTTTCCATCCTTTGCTTCTACTACTAAATCTACCATTCCATGTAAAATTTTTTGATCTATCATATCTAATAATAACCTTTCTTTCTCATCACTTATTGGGGCTTCCTCGACTACCTGACGAACTAACTTTATTGCTAAATCTTTTTTGGCTTTTCCTTTTAATTCAGTTACTTCTACACACTCCATCGCAAATTGCAATACCGTAATAATATTATCAGCATTAATTTCCATATTTCCTATCTTGTTATTTAAATTTGTTAAAATCTCTCTTAAATCAAACATGTTATAATAGTATATCACAAAAAAAAATCTAACATGTTAAATTATTACGTATCCATAATCGTATTTTTTCATTCGTCGGGATCAATATACTTAATAATCCATCTACCATATGTTTTTTTTCTTCTTCCGTTTCAATTATACTACATAATTGCAAAATGTTAAATATAGCCTTTAATAACTTTTGATCATACATATCTTTAATTTTTTCAAACACATTATCAATATTTATAGTTTCTTCAGTATTTTCTTTAAATAAATCAGGAGACTCCATCCCTAAAACATTTTTATATAGTTGCAGCGTATGAATAATAGACGTTTGTTCACATTTTTCATATGTAATCATTAGATTCTCTAACCCAGATATCGCTTCTTGCAACACAAACGCATATATCTTTGTATTTTGATTTTTATACCATTTATAATATCTACGAATTGCATGAAATAAATAATATAAATCATCTTTTCCATCCTGATGATACCACCTCCATACACCTTGAAACATAGTAGGGAACTGTAATTGTAATATATTATCTGCTACACTCACTTTGGTTCCTATTGGACAATACTTTAATAATGCTAATTGAACCATAACCTGTAATGGTTCTAATATCATATCACTTCTTTCTTTTTTTTTATTTGTCACTGAAAAATCCATAATACATATTATCATTATTTTATTCTTAAATTTATATTGTAAAGTAATTAAATAGAATAGTCTTCTATTATTAACATGGATGAAGATGAGGAACTTGTAGAAATTTTATTACCCTCAAATAATAAATATGTAAAAGAGTTTTTAGTATTTTCTCAAGAAAAAAAATTACAAATACTAAAATTAGGGTTATCCACCTATAATTATTCTTCTCAAAAATTCAAAACAGTAATAGATGGAGAAAAAGAAGATATCATTGATAAACTAACACAACAACACATAAAAGATATGGATCATATGTCTTCTGCTCAATCAGATTTACTATCTACTATTCAAGAACTTAAAAAAACGAATAGAGAACAGCAAAGGGAATATAAAGACTCATTAAACTCAAAAATACACGATGAAAAGGAACTTATAAAACAAAGCCTTGAAAGACTTTATGGAGAGAAAATTAATAATTTAACAAAAAAATTAGAATTATTAGAGAATAAAAAAGATGAACTCCATAATGCGACTTTATCACAACAACAAGAGTATTATGATAAATTACTTCAAGAAAAACAAAACTCATCTATTGAGATTAATAAAATAAGACAAGAATGCTGTGAAAAAATAGATGAATATAGGAAAGGGATGGAAGAATTTCAAAAAATAAATCAAAATTCAACATTAAAAGGACAAAAAGGAGAAGACCTTATGTATAATATTCTTATTCAATCTTTTCCAGGTTGTCAAATAGACACACATACAAGCAAGGAAGGACACAAGGGGGATTTTTCGTTAATTGATGATACTCATCATGGTATGATTGAATCTAAAAATTATAAAAAAAATGTTCCTAAAAATGAAATACAAAAATTCTATAAAGATATAGAGAATAATACTGATATAGATTTTGCTATATTATGTAGTTTAAAAAGTGGAGTAGCAAATAAACCCAAGGACTTTACACTAGAATTTATTATGGGTAAACCTGTTATATTTCTACATAAAGTAAAAGATAACAAGAAGAGTGTAAGATTAGCATATACTATTTGTAAACTTATATTGAAGAATATGCAATGTTTTGATATTACAAAAGAGGAGAATCAAATTAAAATTAAACAATTAGTAAAAACATATTCACAAGACCATAAAAAAATCATGTCACAATTAAACGATTTTAATAAAACCATGAATGAAATGCTTACTAAACAAGTAAATAACTTTAATATTATGCTCGATCTTATTAATATTACTGCTTAGTTTTTTCATATTTTAATAAAGATTTATAAACAGATTCTAATTTCTTATTAGACATATTACTGATTTGTTTATCAATCGTTTTACTATTATATTTTTTACGGGTTTTATTTTGAAACTGCTTTCTTGAAGGTTTATTCTTTTTTAATTGAAGTTTTAATCTTCTACCATACTCCTTTTTAATACTATTTTGATGTTTACCTTTTATAGGATTTAAATTATCTACCTTCGTTCTAGATATATAATTTTTAAAATTTATGACTTGTCTTTCTCCAAAAAAATCACTAGACCATTTTGTTTTATCAGTATCTGGTATAATATGAAGTTTTTTTTTTAATGTTTTATTTTTCGTAGTCTTTCTTTTTTTTCGTGTTTTCATATATAAATTATAAATATAAAAAGAAAAAATATAATTATATATTATTATGTACAATTATATATTTAAATTATGTGTTTTTGGCGACTACAATACTGGAAAGACTAGTTTTTTAAATTTATTACAAAATTATAATTATGTAAATACTTATGAACCAACAATTGGAGTAGAGTACAGTTCGCAAATATTTAAATTAAATGATACTGAAACAGTAAAGGTAGCATTTTGGGATTGTGCGGGACAGGAACGTTTTCATAGTGTAACAGAAAATTTTTTTAATAATATCACTGGAGGCATGTTATTTTTTGATGTAAGTTGTAGAGAAAGTTATACCAATGTTTTGGAATGGATAACCAAATTTAAAAAAAAAAATAATGATAATATACCTATTATATTAGTGGGTAATAAAATAGATAAAAAAAGAGTTATATCTAAAAATGATGCATATATACTTGCAAATGATTTTAACATGAAATATATTGAAATAAGTGTTAAAAAGGGAATAAATATTAAAAATGCCTTAGAACTATTAATTGATAATATTTATGAAAACAAAGAAGAAAATCCAAATATTAAACAAATAAGTGATGAAGACAGTGAACTATTATTAGGTGATAGTTTAAAATATAGATATTGTACAAATTGTTGTATCGTTTAAAACTGATATAATTGCGTAACATATATAGAAAAGGACCAGTCTTGTTCATTTAAATTCACTTCAAATCCCTTATCATTTAATAGTCTTATTTTAAATTTCCTTAGTTTAACTGGTCCAAAATATACTCGTTTGGTATATTCTGGATGTGTATTTCTAAATACTATAGATGTACTATATTGTTGTCTATCTGTGGTAATTGGAATTCTTGTTAATAAATCACTTGAATTAGGGCTACTGTACCTATTTACAACTGTAGACAATTTAGTACCATCATCTAATGTAACGGAACCACTAGAAGTATTTGCCAATGTTAATTGTTCAACTGTATACTGTTGTTTTTTAGTTAAATTAGATATTAAATCATTATTGAGTTCATTTTCTGCACAACCACGTCGTGCAGGTTCACCTGATATATCCTGACATAGCCAATCTGCTGCATCAGCATCAGTAGAACTGTGACCTGGATAATATGTGTTTCCTATTATATTACCAGAAGAATCTCTTTTAACTCCAAATCTACTATCCATTGTTTGACTATTATAATAATCAGGCAACTTGAAATTTTTTGACGAGTTATCTACCAATGAAATTAAATCTTTATTTGGTTTATTATTATTAAAATCATCTAATGTTAAAATAAAATATTTAGGTCCAAATGTATCCAATAAAGATGATGCAGTTCTTTTTTCAGATTTCTCCAACACCAAAGTTTTAATTCTAAATCCCAATAACCATCCTAAATTGTATCCAATTTTATTACCAGGACTAGGAGTGTTTGAACCTTCCTCATTTAATGTCTTTTGTGCTGAACAACCACTACTATCCGAGTCTTCAATATAAAATTGTATAGTCACTGGATAATTTCTATTTAAATTTTCTATAGAAACTTTTCCTGTTTTACTAGAATAAGTAAAATCTACCGGTATATCATTTAAACTACATAAACTATTTATTTCATCCAATAATTCTGTTGGTGTAAAATTTCCGTTATCAATTTCTAATTTATATTTATCAGGTTCAGACGGGGTGGAATTAGATTGAGAGTTTATTATAAATGTTTTGGCTATACCGACTGCTTCGTTAGGTAAAGTATTGTCAAAATAAAGTGTTGTAAATCCAGGTAAAGATATACCCGATGAATCTAATATTTTAACTATTAATCTCCATTTTCTACCAGTCTCATACTTATAATTTACAATAGGATCGCTACCATTTGTAAATATTGTATTATGTTGACCTATCCAAATTCTATAAACATTATTTGCCATATTTGAACATTCTATAGCATCAAAGGATAATTTAGAAAACAAAGAATAACCGCCATCATCATTATGTTTTAACCATGTTTTTGTTTCGTCTTTTGTACCATCTGCATTCATAATTTTTGTTATTCCCATTTCGGTATCCCTTACTCTAGGTGAATAAGGAGATCGAATTGTTTCAAATGATAATGTATAACCCGTTGGTATTGCAGGTAAATATATATCTGCAAATTTTTCAGGTTCTATTTTTCTAAAAGAAGAAAAATTTAATGCGTTTGTTCCATAATCACTAGAAAAAACATACCACGAATTTGGGATCTCTACTCCCTCCAATGAAATATCCACTACATTTGTTAGAGGTTGATTTAAATTTACGGTATAATTAGTAGGTTGAAAAAGCCTAATTTCAGGATTTACATGATTAATATTGTTAATATTTGTAGAATTATTTGTATAATTCCCATTTATGTCAGTACATGTAGTAGAAATAGGGTTTAATATTTCTCTATATTGACTATCAAAATTTACAATTCGTCTAATATAGTTTATCGTAACTGGATTTCTTGTACCTTGTGTTGTCGTTTTTGTTGCAAATGTTTTTGATTCTGATACTTTTTTTATTCCGATAATATCACGCTTTTCATCTAAAATGAGATTTTGTGTATCATTTTTATTGTCTAAATATTGTTGAGTTAATACTTTTGCCGATAGAGAGTCATCTTGTTTGTAATTTTCTTGCCATGTTTCTTTATTAAATAGTTCAAAATTATCTATTAATTTTTTTCCCACTGCCTTAAAAAACTTAATATATTTTGATTTATCTTTGTATTTACGTTTTAGAATATCTATTCTTTGAACAATCATATCTTCATTTGTAGGTGTATAATCAAAATTTAATATTTGGATTAATTCATCAATATCATAATTATCAACATCTAAATCTATTTCATCCATTAATATATATATACTTAATTTTTTTTAAAGTAAAGACTATCTCAATAATATATAATGAATAATTCAATCAAAAATGGTATTATATTTGCACAATTAAAAGCAAATATATTTAGAGCAGAAACATGTTTACCTAAAAAAACAGTAAATCTATATGACTCTAAAGATAAAGTAACACGTTACCTTGAACTTTCCGGTGACGATTTTAAAACGCTTTTTTACCAAACCATTGCTTTCAATATACCTACAACATCAAATAGTACAAGTATTTTAGGAGATTTTTCTCGTTTAGATGAATGGTGTAAATCAACTGGAATAGGAGAAATTATAAAAGAACCTTATTATTTTGATTTTTTAAATGAAGTCCTTATTAGTTGGCAGAAGGATGTAGGAATTAATATATGTGAATGGGATTATAGTAATAATTTACTATTATTAAAAGAACTAAATGAAATAAATAAATGGACCGAAAATAAAAATTATGAAATTAAAACCTCAATGAGTTATACTGAATTAATCAATCATTTAAAAACGCCAAAACTATTAAAAGGTAGTGTATTTAAACTATCTATTTGTTTAGTTAACGATAATGTAAAGGTATATCCGATTGAAGTCGTGCTTCATTTTAGGATTAATAAAAATGAAACATAAAATTGAAGAATAATGTTAATATAATAGTATTGATATTATCCAAATGGCATCATTATTTACAAATTCAAAAAAGTCTAAAAAGACTAAAAAGTCAAAAAAACAAACAATACAGTGCGGAATATGTTGTGAAGACTGTAATAATTCTAATAGAAAAAATGTAGAGTGTCCTTATTGTCATATAGGTGCATGTAGAGAATGTGTTAAATACTATATTACTTCAAAAACAGATGTGGCTCATTGTATGGGATGTAAAAAACCATGGGATAGAAAGTTTATGCAAGATGCTCTTACTAAAGGTTATTTTAGTGGAACATGGAAAAATCATCGTAAAGATATGCTTTTTGAAACAGAAAAGGCTAGATTCCCTGATACCATGCCTAAGGTAGAACAGCAAGTACAAATTTCCAAACACCAAAAAGAACTTATAGCACTTAAACAAGATGTTGAAAATGCTCTTGTCGTATGGCAACAAGCAAGATCAAAAGTTCGTAATATAGAAAATATAATTCAGGGTATTAGGTATCATGGTAATATTGGAGGAGAAGAAAAACGTCAGTTTATTAAAAAATGTCCAGCAGATGAATGCACCGGTTATCTTTCTACTGGATATAAATGTGGACTATGTGAAGTTAGAGTTTGTTCTAAGTGTCATGAAACAATGGGATATACTCCCAATTGTAAAGAGCAACACGAATGTGACCCTAATACAGTCGCGGCTGTTGAATTAATTAAACAAGAAACAAAACCTTGTCCACAATGCACTGCACCTATTTATAAAATTAGTGGATGTGATCAAATGTGGTGTAC